TCGTTGTGCCCACCGCCGTGCGCGACCATCATAACCTCGATCAGCTCGTAGCCGCGGCCAATCCCCATCCCGACCGACTGCCAGCCGAAAGAAAGAACGACGCCACCAGGGCGCATTATCTTGTCGATCGCGTTGCGAACGCGCCGGTAGAGCCGCCCGTTCTGCGTATCCTCGCCCGTGACTTCCAGTCCGGCCGCCTTGTAGTGCTCACTGACCTGGCGCGGGCTGTAGGGCGGGTCGAATAGCGCGAGGTCGGCCACCACGCCGCGGTGATAAAGTGCGCCCATGAACGTCTCAGCATCCTCGTGCGACTGCGCCGAGGTAGCCGGATTGATGTCATTGGTATAGGTCGCCCAGTCCCGGTTACGCGCGAAAGGATCCACGCTGATCTTGGCGCCGGCCAGGTAGCGTTGCACGAACTCGCCAATCGGCCTTACGCTGAAAGTGGCAGCGTTCGGCATGGCGAAGCATCGGCTGAAAAGGATGGTCATTCGCCGTCCTGACGCTGGTGATGTAGAGTCACCACCGCATACTTATCGGTCTGGGCCAGCAACTCACCGTTCTTGGACCAATATTGAAAGGCAGGACGCAGCACATCAGTTTCATCGACGCCCGTTCCGGCCGTTATCTCGACGCGGATAACTTCGATGATCGCGACACTGTTGATATGGTGAATTTTCATCGCTGCACCCTAGAGGTCACTGGGACCTGCGCGGCGGACACTTCGATAGCATCTCCGCATTTCTGACAGTGCCATTTGCCATCAAGACTAATTATAGCTGCGTGCTGGCACCGCAGAGTCGATGAGTCCGAGCATAGGGCGCGGATCGCTCCGGCTATCTTGGTCCTGACTTCAATCACGGAAAGGTCTGGCTCGCTTATTTTCTGGCCAACATTGAAACCAGGCCACGGATCGGCGATCTTCGCGCATTGCTCGATCACGTCGTCGCACGCTGGACATTGGGCAACACCAGCGCGTAACCGCTCGATCTCGTCGGCTGCTGCCGTAAGTTCGTGGGCAACCTTCATCAGGTTAAGGCGCGCAGGAGGGTCTTGACCAAGCTCAAACGAGTGCCAAGCCCGCGTCAATTCTTCTATCGTGCGCAGCCGTTCCACGATATCGGGCCGCTGATGCGCCGCATCGTTCAAATCGGGATAGGCGCTGGTTCCAGGAGAAGAGTGGGGAGTAGTCACTTTTTCACCTCGCTTGCCGCTGCACGCTTTAACATTTCCCACTGCCACGCCATCAACGGTTTCATCCCTTCGCGATGTTCCGAATCGGCCTTCTCGTAAAACCTGAACTGTGCGATCAGATTATTGGCGAATGGCCGGGCAGGGGGAGGTAGTGTGCGCCTGGCGCGATGTACACACTGCCGTATCGTTACCGCGTCGACCATAGTATCACTGCCGCTCGAGGGTCGCCAACCGCCGCTCGGCCTTCTTGTCCGCCGGATTCCGGCCATGTAGCACCCACTCCCGCACCGTCGTGTAGGGCCGGTCGAACCAGCGGGCGAGATCGGCCGTCCGCATGTCCAGCCGCTTCATCGTCTTTTTCAGGCGCTTCTGAAAGGTCATGGTTCAGTCCTTGAAAAAGCTGTCGAGCGTGCTCTTGAGCTCGGCCGGAACCGGTTGCCCTTCCGCCACGCCGAAGTTGCCCTGTGGAGCCTGCTGACTGGGGGCGTTAGCGACGAACGCCTGGGTGCCCTGTGGCTGCGTCTGCTGACCCGGATGGGGGAAAGGAGCCGTCGGTGCGGGCGCGGCGCCGTTCGGTCCCTGCGGGGCGGCCTGGGCCATCTCCGCGGCGGTCCGGCGCCGGCGGCGGGTGGTGGGTTCAGCGGCGGCCGGCGCAGCAGGCCCAGCAGAGGCCGGGGATTGGGGGGTCACCGGCCAAGTAGACGAGGCCGCAGGATTCGCAGCGGGGAAAGGGGCGGGCGGCTGCACCTGCATGGTGCTACCGGGTTGCGTGGCGAGCAGGGGGGCCTGTCCGGTCGAATTGGGCGCGATTTGTCCCGCAACGCCAAGGATCGCCGTCGCCGGCCGCGCGACGTCGGTTCGGCCCACCAGCGCGTCGGTCTTCTTCTCGGCATAGGCGGCCTGCCGGAGTGCCGCGGTCGCAGCATCAATGTAGGCCATCGCCGGGCCGCCGGGTCGCGGAGCGAACCCGAGGGTGCCCTGAGACACGAACCACATGCGGGTGACGAGGTTGGCCGGGTTGATCCCGTTGCCTTTGCAGCTGGCCAGATACTCTCGTAGCGGGCCATGGCTGTTGGGCGGTACTGCTAGCAGGAACAGCGTGGGGAAGCCCGGCACGATGATCGCGATCTTGTATTTGTGTGAGCACCACGGCACTTTCTTTCCGTTGGCGTTGACCTTGGTCCATTCCGATCGCGGACAGGCCGCACAGGTCGGCGCCTGCGGCGAGCTCGACGCGATCGACGGGCCGACGCCGTTGTCGGAGAAACAGTCCGGGCGAGTGCCTTCGGCGCTGGGGTCGTAATTGCCGGCGAAGTAAATGCGGCTCATGACGTCGGCGACATCAACGATGCAGGCGTCGAGATAGGGACCGATCTGCGGATCGAAAGTCGGGACCGCGATCTCGTTGTTGGCGGCGTCGATCAGCGTGAAGCGCCCATTGCCGATCGAGACGTGCGGCGGCATGGCGGTGCCGAGATTGGCGATAGCAGTCGCGCCGATGTCGGGGGTCTGGTACTGTTGAAGATGGGCAGGAAGTTGATTCGTCATTTTAGCTCCTGTTGATGTTCAAACGACTGTACTTCGAAAGCGAAACGCCGGGCGGCAACTCGCCATTGTGCTCATCCATCCAGGCGCGCACCGCCTTGATACCGATCGACAGTTTGACCTCGTCGCCGACCGAGGTCCAATTATCCGCGGCCCAGTCGAACAAATCGGTAGGCGCTTCGACCTTCACCGAGGCGAGGTTGGAAATGTAAGCGGTGCCGGCGTCGGTCTTGGTAGAATCCGAGCCGCGTGACGACAACCGGGCGAACAAGTCGTCCTCGATCGCCTTGAGGCGGGTCTTGTGCGGCAACGCCCACTCCTCGAACTTGGCCTGCGCCGCCTTGATCAGATCGGTGATCTTGTGGTTCTCGGCGATCAGGTCGTTGTCGGTGACATGGCTGTTGTCGCCGATGGGCGCGGGAGTCTCGGGGGCAGGTTGGCGTTTGGTGCGAGGGGGCATGTTGTTCCTTCTAAGACCATGATGCCGGGGCTTTCCCCCGGCTGGTTTCATGGATGGCTCCTACGTTACCTATTTGGTAGTTCAGTTCGTAATTATTACGAGGGTTCTAAAGTGTTGTCAAGCGGTGCGGGCGAACTCGCCGAAGTATTTTTTGGCTGCTACGGCGTAAGCAGCATGGGCCTCCTCGGGCGTATCAAAACGTCCTAAGCACATCATTTTATTATGCATGTGAACACGAGCGCGCCAACGTGAAGTATTCTGACAAAAATATACGCCTTTGAACCCGGAAGTGTTACTTTTGAGTCGCGGCAGGTTAGCATTATTTTGAGTGCGCGTTACTGCCCGCAGATTTTTCCATCGGTTGTCACTCCGTATCGTATTTCGATGATCAATTTCTTTCATGCTTATCCGGTTTAGACACACGTCTCTATTCCTAGTAGGTCAGTTCAAGATCGGGATCGCCGGGAAAACTCAGAACCGTGCGTGTCACAGTCTGATGCGTCTTCTCGACTTCGATAGCGTGCGTGACATGCCACTGGCCGTTAGCTCGCGGATTTTGCGCCGTCAGGTGCGGCACAATCACCGTTGTCCAATCGCTCAGAGAGCACCATCCAGTGCCATTGTTCATGCAGTTGATGTCAAATATGCCGATACTGTAACCGGAGGTTTCGGCACCTACCCAATGCGTATGACGATAGCGGGCACGCATCGGCACGCCAGGATTCGTCCAAGGGCCTTCCCATTGGATGCGAACAAGCCCGTAATTCGGCCAAACCGCGCCTATTTTCTTCCACGGGCGTCCGATGCTGCGCAACGCGGCATTCATAAGGGACGGGTTCGTGTAGTGTTTGCTCTCAAAATCCCCCATGTGCTGGCGAACTTCATCAAGCGTCATGCCCATGATCGCAGCCAGAGCGCCGGGACCGCAATTTGCGCCCCATTCATCGTTCGCGCGTTCGCCATCTTCGGCGGTAAATCTTGGCTTCAACATCTAGTATGCCTCAGCGTTTGTGTGTTGGAACCGGATAAGCATGATTTCTTTTGCCCACACACCTTTAACAAGTGCCCAAATAAGCTGATGCGCCAAATAAAGATGGTAGTTATAATTAACACGAACATAGCCGTCCTTACTCCAAGTACCTGCGGGACGATCTAGTCGTCTTTTGGGGGCGGGCTTACGCCACCACAACAAACCTGTTTTCGGATCGTAGCGAAAAATTTTACGAAGCTCTTTAGGCGACGATTTCAAAATTCCCCCTTTCGAATCGCGTCGAGCATGATCCCTTGAAGGCTAGTGCTGTTCTCTAGGCGATTGAAGATTTCTTCTTCCAGCTTTGTAGATATCAACTTGAAACAAGTTGAAGGGTATCGCTGTCCCGGACGTCGCACGCGGGCGTTTCCTTGCTTCCATAACTCAGGTTTGTCGCACGCGCCGAACCATACCACAGTATCGGCTACAACAAACTCATTGATGCCGTGGGCGGTAACCCCAGGATCAACAATAATTGCCTTGAAATTTGGCTCGCCGGCAAAGGCGTTAATGATGGGCTGGCGTGCATTGGCATCAACCTCACCGTTGATAAAATCGCATATCCACGGAAGTTTTTCCTTTTTCCACGCCGCGCGCAGGTATTTTACAACGAGATGAACCGCGCTAGTGATCGGGACGAAAATAACAACTTTGCGTTCGGTGCTTTCGACAATTTCTTCTAGCTCTCGGTAGCGCGGCGTTGCATCGACCATGTGTGCGAAGTGTTCGCCATCATACACGGCGCCCAATGATAGTTGCAGGAGTTTCTGTCTAGCTGCCGATTCGTTCATCGCTGTGATCGCTTGTCCAGATTTCACGATTACTCGCAACTCGGATTTTAGCTTGCGCATGTGCTCCTTCTGCTCGGCGGTAAGTTCAACCCTTCGACTTTGGAACGTCATCGGGAACCCTGTCCACACTTCATCCAGGCCGAACCGCACCGCAGGCGATAGCAGACGTTTGGCCTTCTCATATCCTTCTTTCTGAGGCAACCATTTATAGGGACCAGCAGGATACATTGTTTCGAGCTGGAACGTTTTAAACGACTTTCCGTATGCGTTGTTCGACAATTTGGCGAGACCGTAGGCGTCAGTCGGTCGGTTCGGCGTCGGGCTTCCGGTGAGCTGCCACATCCACCGTTTCTTGCCGAATATCAGCGTGCCGCAAGCGTGGCGCGCGGTAGTGGCGTCCTTGAAGCCGCTGGCTTCGTCGATGATCACCATTTTTATATCGTCGCGAGCAGCAAGCGCTTTGGAAAACCCGTCCAGTTCCACGCGCTTTTGGTGTGGACGATGGGGATCAACCTTGCGTCGAATGTGAGCGCCGACCTTCAAGCCATCCGGGTTGATGATGTAGATGTCAACGTCCTCCTCAAGACGCTTCATCCGCTTGTCGCCATCGCCAGTTAGAATCGCGAAAGTTCGACGTCCTAGAAAATTGCGGAAGATGGCGGCCGACCACACGGTATCTAGCAAGGTCAGCGGAGCGACGATCAGAACCTTGAACTTTTCACGCGCATGCAGTAGTACGAAATCCATTGCCCAAAGAGTCGCGAGGGTCTTCATCGTTCCGGGATCTCCGAGATTAAAACATCTCGGGTGAAGTGCCATGAAGTTCGAATATATTTTTTGATGCGGTAGCGGTGTCTTGCCCGGCTCGATTGGAAAATCGTATCCATCCATCACGGCGGGGACCGGCAGGTTGTAGTAGGCGGCGACTTGCAAATTCGTCAGTGTTTTTTGAAAAGCGAAATAGCTGCCGTTGATCGTCTTCAGGTCGGGGATGTACTGCGCAAGCACGCCGGGCTGGCCGGGATAGATGACGTGGTTGCCGTGGAGGTAGAAGGTCATCGAAAATAATGGCCGCGCACCAGCAGCCAATCTTTTAGCGCCGCGATCACCACCTCCGCGGTGCCGGCAAAAGCTATCCCGTTGGTACGCGCGATTTCGCGCATGCGACGGGCTTGAATTGCGGTCGGTTCCTTGCCCGGTCTCTTAACTTCGATTCCGAAGCACGCGCCGCACAGGCTGCCCATGATGTCGGGCACGCCCGCCTTGCCGTAGCCGGCCATCAGCGGCATAAAATACCAGCAGCGGTCGGGGCCGAGCGAATCGAGAAACGCCTTGATCGCCTGCTTTTCGTAGAATTCGGGGGTTTTCATTTGGGCTTCGCCTCGAATCGATTCTCGCAATCCATGACGTTGCAATAACCGCAGAGCGGGCCCTTGGTCTTGGGCCAGTCGTTCGTCGCCTGCCGGTCTTTGATCTCCTCGGCCAGATTGTTCACCTTCGCCCAAGTCGAGCGCGTATCGGTCAGCGGGTAAGTCGTACCGATGCGCCCTTCCTTGAGCCAAACAAACGCTCCGCTGATCTCAGTCAGATGCGGATTGTGCGCGTGAACCAGCATGGCGTTGGTCGCGAGCTCGAACGGCTTTTCGTATTTGCTGCCGCCGGTCTTCCAGTCGAGCAGCAGTGCCTTGGTGCCGTTGAGCAGCGTGATGTCGTTCTTGCCGCGAAAGAACGGCGGCGACCGCTTGTCCCAGTAATCGGCCGGCGTGCCCTGCGCTGATATTGCCAGCTGCTGCTCGGTGCGCGGTTTGCGCTCGGCGATGGCGGCAGCGATCGGCTCCCAGTGCCGCATGCTCTCGGGCAACGGTTTGCCCCCCATGCGATGTTCCATCGCCGTATGAACTTCGTTTCCGCGCTTCATTTCTGGCGTCTCGATAAACGGCAAATCCTTGCGAATGTAGCGCCGGTACATCAGATGCGCGCAGGTGTCGTAGGTGTTCAGGATAGTGAACGTCATAGTGAGCGGTGCGAACGCAGGCATCGGCATCTGGTTGTCCTTCGTTCGACGCAAATAATTGGGGATGTCGAGGGGATCAGGCGCTGGCGCGAGCATTGACTTCGTCCACCAGCCCCTCAACGGCAGCCTCGAGTCCGTCGACAATTTCCTCCAGCGCGTAGCCGGGCATGTCGCGGTACTTGTCAATCAACTCGCGCAGTTCTTCGGCGAAGGTGTTCATGTCCACGCCTCCGCCGCCTTGGCCAGGATGCGCTTCTTGGCGTCGTTGTCGAATTTCGACAGCGAAGAGACGACGCTCCATGCTGCTTGAAACTCGGCGTGGGTGATGCCGTTGGCGGGCGCTTTGACGCGCTTGGCAGCTCGCCGTTTCACCCGTCGCTTCTTCGGCACGGGCGCGGCCACCGCTTTACGAGCCTTCCGCTTGCGGGTCGGCTTCTGCCGGGGTTTTTTCGGCGGGGGTAAAGCTTCCGGCTCCTGGGATTCGAACGTCGGCAGATCCTGTTGCATCGGTGTTCTCCTTGGTTAAACGCTTCTCGAGTGAGGCGATCAGGCTTCGCAATTCATGCTGCTGCGTGCTCACGTTGATGATGGCACGGACGTGGATAGTGTCGTTGTCGTCGGGGGTGATGGTCCAGGTCAATATCGTACTCCGTTTTTACGATGATAGTAAGGGAGCGCAAACAAGTGATACGCCCACCACCACGGGTTGGCGAACGAGTGGCGGACGATGAGCGACCTACTTGTCATAGCGTTCACCCAGTGCACCTTCGGCCGCCAGCGGAATGCCGGGCAGCCACGAAGGCTCGACCACCATCTCGGCAATGCAAAGCTGCAACATTTCTTCCTCGCGACCATTACGAGGTATCAGCAACAGTAACTCATCATAAGGCCAATTCAAGGTTCGTATATTATATTTTTTCTTGATCCTTACGAGGGCTTCCGAGATGATGACGGTTTCGACCCCCTCGCAAATGTTCTGCGTGAGCTTGCTGCCCCAAATAAATCGCCAGCCGTCGCGCTTGCGAACGCGCCATCCTGACTTTGGGTTTTTGTCTCCTGGCTGCGGCGTGTGATACTCGATTGTATCATAAATCATGGGCCGCCCTTGAATATAAATTCTGTGATTTTCTACATGCAGAGGGCCGTAATCGATCGGATCGCCGCCTCCCAGTCGAGCCAGCATCCGCTCACATTGCGCCCAGTAGCCAGTGCCGCGCGCACAAACCTGCGGCGTGTCCCGGCGATACATCGCGACAAACGCCTCGGCCTCGTCAAGCGTCATGTCAACACGAGGACCGTAGGTGCCAGACGCTGCGGTAGCCTTGAACTGCTTGCCGGACGCCCCAAAACCGTTCATCAAGCGTCCCTGCTTGCCCATTCCACGCATTGCTGTCATCTCGTCGTAAAGCGGATCGTCGGGTTTTGGCTTGTAAACAGGTTTTTGGTAGAATTGCGAAGCGATATCGACGTAAGGATCTTCGCCTCGTCTGAATTTCTGGATTACTGGATCGTCGGCGCCGCCAGCCAGGTAGTGCAAAATTCTGCATTCAAGCTGAGACGAGTCTACTGGCGCAAGATAAAATCCTTGCGGCGCTTTAACTGCTTTTCTAATAGGTGAACCACGTTTGAAGTTGAGCCAATTACATCCATCACCGCCGCTTGGTCTAAGCGTGCTAGCTCCAGCGTAATGCAGGTAAACCGGAGCAGGTCCTCGACTAGCCACCCAGCCCAGCGTCGCGGCGCGGGTTTGCAGGAGAGTAGATTTTTCCGCAAGGCGCGCTTCCGCCAGCGCACGAACGCGCGGGTTGTCGTGCTCACGCAAGAAGTCGCGCATGAACGGGTCGTTCTTGGCGATGGCGGGGATGGGCGCATTCTTTCCGTCCTTGTATTCGATCTCGATGCCCTCGGCCTCGAGCAGTTCACAAAACAGGTCCGCCGATCGCAATTGTTCGCCGAGCACGCCCAGCGCTTCGACGCCGTTGGCCTTCTTGGTTGCTTCCTCTTCCCAGAGTTTGGCCAGCATGGCGGTGTCGAGGTCGAGCACGGGATCTACGAACATCCGGACGACGCTGTCCACCACATCCAGCTCAGCCGGCGGGAAACCTGCCTGCATCAGGAGGCCGAAAATTTTCCAGATCGATTCGACTTCGTCTATCGCCCCGTTGGCAACGAGAGTGCGGGTGGATTGATCAAGTTCAGCCCATCGCTTTCCTTTGAAAAGGTTGTAGGGGGTCGTCTTGGGGGCAATACCAAAGTGCTTCCTGACCGAGTCCAGTGAAACTGAGAGATGGTTGCCAAGGAGTAGTCTTGCCATGGACAACGTGCATCCGAACATGGCCGGATGAACGTCGTAGTGATGGGAGAGGATAAACCCGTCAAATTGCGCGTGATGGCAAATCAGAAATACGTCGGACCAGTCCTCTTCTTTCAGGATGTAGGCGAGCTCGCGCTGGTCGTACCACTGTGCCGACGTGCT